GTTATATTCTCAATCACTATCTGGGCAACCAACTACCTTTATGATAACAAATGGTATATCCATAGGGTCAATATCATATCCTAGATATTGAGCTGTGTTTGGAGTGTAACTATAATCAACATCAATCGAATTAGCTGATGTCGCTAGTATAAATACGATATATGAATTACCTATTGTTCAAGTTACTGAACCGTCAGTATCAACCCCAACAGTATAATCAGTATTTAATACTAATGGTGTTCAATCGTCGTCCACTACTATACTTGAAACTATTGAATCATCTCAACTTTTATTAAGGATGATGTAAATCTCTCATAAAGCTGCTCATGCTGCTGCAATAACCTCTGTTGTTACGGCTACTGGTGCAGAAACTACATCTAATACAGCTAACCCTGTGAAAGTAGACATAGTCTCTAACTCATCACAAGTTACCCATTCTCATTCTAATTTTGGTAGCATTGTTGTAGTATTTGCGAATATTCCAACATCACAATCATCTACTTCTAATACTTTCTTTTCTCAACTAACATCATGTGTAATTGATACGTCTCTCCAGTATCCTGCTCTTAAAAATGTTCGATTAAGTTCAAGATAAGCTACGATTGTATCATAGTTAGGTGTTGTTTGGTCTACAGCAGGAATAGCTAATGCCGCTACTGATGTAGGGTCAAATGCAGATACATATATTTTAGCAGCCTGCATATAAACGTCTTTTTTTGAAAAACTCATGGCAATATTTTTTAAAATTATAAAATTACTTTATTACTGTTACATAGCGCTCAAATCCTGATATAGAATCGAGTTCTACGACTTGCCTAGATTGATATGTCATTCATCATACTTTTGTATGATTCTTAAACATAACTTTTATTTTTTTCTTTTTAGGTATATAAGCTTCTTTCTTAAATACTTTATTTATTTTCTTATCCTCTGTATTCTTATCCATTACGTAATGGTTAAATAATAAATTAGTCCTTTGCGATATATCCAAAGATATAATCTTTCTTTATTAGTATTTTGTTTTTAACTACATTAACGGGTCACATCATATTACCTCAACTTACCTTAAACACTTCGAAGCTATCGAAACTAAGCACTTGATTGTCATCTTGAGTGATTATAGCATCATCTATTATTGCTACCACATCTACTAGGTCTTTTGGTGTAATACCTTCGGTAGAGCCAACTATGTTAAACTCTAACCTAGCGCTATTACTATACATATCTGTAGTTACATTAGACACTATATTTATCGCTATATATATTCAAGAGCTTGGTTCTCTAATTGGCAATCAAAAATATATACCGTTAGTAGCACTAGTGATACTAGATATAGTTTTAAGCTTTGTTACTATTTTATCTACTTGTAGTGCTATTCTTCCCATTATGCGTTTTTTATGTTAGTAATAATTGTTTGTTCTAATTCATCGAATGCCCTCGTGTACATTCTAGCTCATAACTGCCCAGGTGTATTTTGTCATCATCTATAATATGCCACTCTACCATTTCAATTCCTTCTATGATAATTAAATGTTACACTATTATCAAATCATGTTTCTACATCCCATGCGTATGGCGTTTTGTTTGATATACTTCATACAATACCTAAGCCTTCCATATGTGCTTTCTCTATCTTATTGTTACCAATCAATTCTCATGTATCTTCAGGTGTTTTCTCTATAATACTTTCTTTCAACTGCTCTAATGACTTATTTATTCATCTCTCTACCTTTTGGTTTATAGCTAAGACTAATTGATCTAATCATTTTATAGCTGCCATTATAATAATAGAAATAAATTATGGAGAACTCATCCTTGTACATCTTATATATACATTATTGAATACTCAAGCTACAGTATGGAATGTCTCTATATTATCTATTAGATAATATCATTCTACTCATATTTCAGCATCGGTTATTCTAATTTTGTATCATTTTACTATTGGATTGTCCTTATCTCGATAAATTGCATCAATATCTATATCAAATCTATCTAAATCAACTTCTCTAGCCGTTCTAGTATCATTAAAGTTTCTTACTTTCCAAGCTCACCAATATGTACATGGTATGTCTGTATAAGCCGTTATTAATGTGTCGGTTAGAATTTGTGAGCCATCTTTATCAGCTATTGTCTCTTTGTATATTGAACAAGTCTGATTTTTCTTAAAGAAGCTCATGTTTATCAGTTAATATTAAATATTCTATAACTATTTATGATTCAATCTATTGTATTTAACATCTTTTCTCATTCAGGCGTTGTGAACTTTACCGCTCTAGGTCAAAGAGTATATGAACCTATTGTTCTTGCTCACTCCCTATTAAATTCTAATTCAATAAGCATTAATTGTGCAGTTTTTAATTTATCTGGTATGGTTGCCAATCAAGCAGTGTAAACAACATCATAATATTTTTTATCACTAGGTACATAAGCATATATATCATTAATCCATAGCTTTCTTTTCTGTGGAGCTAATATTTTATAATCGGTATCTAACGTTCATGCATATGATACTCATCATATAGATTTTAATGCTGATATTTGAGTATGCCTTAGCAAAAGATGATAGTAACCTTGTATATCACAACTGGTTATTGTTTCTGTCCAGTCTTGTGAAGTCAAATCTCATATATTGTCGTCAAGGATTCATTTAGTGTATGCGATTAAAGATACAAGTTTCGTATCGTATTTATCTGAATGCGCAGTTTCTGAAGAATCTCATGGTGGTGTTTGAGCAGTATATGTACCTGTATCTACATCGAAATGGTCTGCATCACTAACAACTGTGATAGTGAATGTTCCCAATTGGTCTGTTTCTACACCTGCTAACGTTACGCTGTTTCATACTGCGTAATTATGTCATGTTAATGCTCGCCTTGTAACAGTCCCTGTAGGATTCGATGTGATGATAGCATCAAGATTTTGTGTCGTTGACACTGGCAATCATAACCAAGCCTTCACTTCTGTTAAACTTACATATGACATGTATTAGCATTAATATATAAAACTATTCTTTTAATTCTTTTATTTTAGCTATCAATTTAGCTTCTCACATATTGTGCGCTCATTTGATTTTAAGCTTTTTTCCTTCTGCTCTAAGTGCAATAAGTTCATCTGAATCAGATTTCTTTGTCGCCTTTGCTTCTACTTCTACTTCACCTAATTCAGATTGTAATTCTTCCATCTGAACTTGTATATTCTTCTTAGCTAATTCTGTATCAGCCTTCGCCTGTTTGATTTGTGGATTCAATATATCCTCTTCGTTTTTAATAGCTTCAGCCTTTTTATCAAAAGATAATTTAATAGCTTCTATTTCTTCTGCATGTCTTTCTTCTGTTACCTCTAAAGCTTCTTTTAGTAAAGGAGCTAATTCTTTTTTAGAAGCTACTAATGTTTTTAATTGAGATTTAAGGTCTTTTACATCCTTTGCTCAAATTAATTCAAAACCATTTGCCAAAAGGAAGTCCATATCTAATTCACTTTCTATTATTTCGTTTTCATTTACTTGTAAAGGATTTCATTTAATATCAGTAATCATTGTATGTCCTTTACCAGTATATCTAAATTTTCTAGTCATTATTTATTATTAAAGGTTAAATAAGTGGGGAGGGACTGTCTAGCCCCACCTCCACACAAATTATGTTTACACAGTTGCGTTGAAACCTAATACTACTGATGGGTCTGTAACTCCTGCTTTTTTACTTACTACAACATAACCGAATTCAGCTGTTGCTATAATTGAGATACCTTTTCCAGGAATCTTAACTACATCAATTTCGATTGCTTGTCCGAATCCTCGTTGTACACAAGATTTTCTGATGAACATAAATCCACCTTTTGTGTTGTTTGTAAGAGTAGCTCCTGACATTTTACCATCAGCCTCTGTAAGAGTAAAGTCTCTTGCTACAAACATATCAACTCAAGATATATTTGATTTAGCTCAAGTTTCGATTGTAGATTTTAGTCCACTTTCATTAGATTTTTTGAATTCGTCTAATGTCAAAGCTTTATTATATGTATTACCGTTCATTATAAGTAATAGTTCGTCAAGGTCGTAAGAGTAGTTACCTAGTAACGCTCTTGTAGCCATAATATCAGCCCAAGTCATAGCTCATACATCATATTTATCTGTACCAGTAGTTCCAGCAATAGCTGTAGCTCTTAATCCATCAATATATATTCTATGATCTGCTGCTCCTCCTGATGATGCAAATGTTGTAGCTGGTGCTTGGTCATCAGAGTTTACATTTCCTGAAGCTCCAGTTTCAACATCACCATTTATAACCATACTTTCTATTGTTCTAGCGTATGTTTTTGCGATAGCATCAACTATCATGTCTTCTATTTTACCTATAGAATAGTTCAATTCTCTTTTAGATACATCAACAGATGCAATAAGTGGATATTGAGTTATTGTAACTTCTCCTGTAGCTAATCTATTTACACCTTGTGCAATAGTTCCAGCTGCAGTTGTCCATTCTGAATTACCTTCTGCAAATCAGATTTCTCCTTTTATAGGTACTTTTATAGATACACCCATATCGTTTCCGTGGAAACCAACAGACAATGCGTCCATTAATTTAGCGAAAGTAGGTATTACTTCTAATACTTTATCAGTCAATACATCAACTGGTACAAGTTCTTTACCGTATCCTGTATTAGTTATATGTTCAACTTCATTAGCGTTTTTATCTACTGCCACTACATTATTCAAGTCTATATCAATTTGTTCTTGTGAGATACCTCACTTTGCTTTTAAATCAGCGATTAAATTTTTCATTTGTTTTTAAAATAATTAATAAAAGTTTTAGTTTTTAAATTGTTCTATGGCGTTTGTTAACGCACTCTTTGGTCTAGCATCTTCTTTGTTTTTTTCAACAAAACTTGATACTCAATTTACTATAAGAGAACCTAAGTTCTGCTTATTAGTTGCTACCACATTAATAACTTCTTTTAATGCGTTTGTTAACTCTTCAATTTGTGTGTCCTTATTTTTCAAAGAACTTTCAAGAGCATTAAATTTTAAATCATTCTTTGCTATAAAATCTACTTTAAATTCTTCAAGACATTTTTTCATCTCACTAGCATTTACTTCAATTTTAAGTGTCATATCTTTTTTCAAGTCTTCCTCTTCAGTTTCTTCGTCATTTTCAGACGCTTCTTCTTCAGCAGACGGAGTTTCACCATCATTTTCAGGAGTCTCTTGTGTTTCAGAACTTTCTTCTGTTGTTTCTTCTTTCTCTTCTTCCTCAACTTCTTCTTCTTTCTCTTCTTCTTTTTTCTCTTCTTCTTCTTCCTCAACTTCTTCTTCTTTCTCTTCTTCTTCTTTCTCTTCCTCAACTTCTTCTTCTTTTACCTCTTCTTTATCTTCCTCTTCGTTTCATTCTACAGTTTCAACTTCTTCTTCTTTTTTCTCTTCTTCAACTACTTCTTCAACTACTTCTTCTTTTTCTTCAGGAGTTTCAATTACTTCATTAGCTTCTACTTTTTTAGTTACGTTTTTCATTTCATTAAATTTAGATTGTAAAGACTCTTCGCTATCAACTCATAAACGAGCTAATACAGCGTTTTTTTGAGTTATTTTTGACCCTTTATTAGAGGGTAGTGTAACAAATGAGAATTCTACTAAGTCAGCTTGTGTAACTACAAGTATGTATGAGTATAAAATATCTAACCACTCACCAAATGTATCTGCTTTACTTAACAATTCATCAAATTCATCTTCTGATATTACATTTCATGTATCTTTATGTTGGTATTCAACAGCCTCTGATATATGTCATGTAGAGATTCATGTAACTAATCATCTTCCTATATTTCATTCAGAATACGTATCGTCAAATACGAATCACTCAACTATAAGTTCATCCTTTACTACCTTTGCTGATAGTGGTTTTCCTATAGGTTTTTCTGGGTCATGCTGATATAATACTGTTCAGTTCTCTACGAAATTAGCTAATGATTTCTTTCGAGCGCTTGGTCTTATAATATAACCATTCCTATTCAAGTCGCCATTACTAGCTATTCATTTGAAATAAGATGCTCAAGCAGGTATAGATTCTTTGTGTGCTTTTGGTACTTTTGCTGTCTCGTTAGTTATAACATTTAAAGACATTTGCAAAAATCTACCATTATCATTAACGTACTTTTTTAGATTCTTTTTAGTTTTGAAATCTTTTATTTCCATGTTAAATATGAAGAGATAAATCGTTTGTATGTTGTAATATGCAAGCTACGCCTAGACTCGTAACCTGCATATTACAATACACAAAAAAGCCTAAAACACGTCTGTGTCTAGGCAGAATTTTTTAATTTTCATTTTTATTATACTCATAATGCTAATAAAAGCAAGTTTTTTTTATTCTACTTCTTTTGGTTCTGGCTTTACTTCCTTATTAAGAATATTCTCAACTGAATCCATTTGTGTTTGCATAACATGTACATCCATGTATTTAGGTATATCTTTTATACTATATCAAAGTTCAATTGCAGCTCTTTTCATGCTTATAGCTCAACTATTCATTTTAGCTAATATCATATCTTGCTTTACTTGCTCATCCAAGAACTTATCATTTATAAGCTCTATGAAATTATATGGGAATTCAGGATATACTCTTCTAGTGATAGCCAACATAAACTCCTCTAATATATCCGCAAAACTTGTCATTGATTTATCTGACTGATTAGCCATCTTTTCGTATTCAGCATGAGAGCCGTTCTTGTCGTCTTTATATCATAAGAATCTTGGGTCGAATCAATATACTACTCACATTTTTTTAATTGCGAATTTCTTAAGCTCTAATAATTCTATATCTTTATTAGATAATGATACTGTCTTTACTTCTTTAATACCACTACTAGCCATAACTCAATGTGAGTTTTCAGATCAACTGAACTTCTCTTTGAATTGTGTAATAGCCTCTTTCATCTCTTCCTCATTTTCTATATCATCTGATAATGTAAGTATAAGTGATGGAGCTGCATTATTTTTGAAGAAATAGAAATTTCTTTTACTAGCCTCAAAATCAGACATAGCATCAAATACTATAGACTCATATATACTCATACCTATATTTTGGTTGTTTGGATCATATTGTGTTATTTGACCGTGATATTTTTCTAAGCTTATTTTTTTTGTGTTGTACTCTACCTCTTTTATATTCCCGAAACCGTCAAATTCTTTCTTCATTCATCTAGTATCCATAACTTGTATCTTTGTTTCTCAATTTCACATACTAGCAAAAAAAGCATTAACGTTACCACTACAAAAATGGTTAGTATAATACTTGTCTTTGAAGCTTTTAAAAGATTTTGTTACTGGGTCTGTGAATAAATCAGTAATAATCTTCTGCCATTTAGCATCTTTCACTAAATCTTCGCCTTTATAAAACTGCATACCCTTTTTACCTATCATTTTAACGATTAGGTTCTTGGATGCTTGTGCTTCTGTATTCATCCTTTGGATTTTATACATAGTATGCAAGTCTATAGTTATCTCTCAACAATCAGATAATTTATTTCAAACATATGAAAATCAACTTGAATTAGCGTAGTTTATTATACCATTCTTATCCATTTTAGTTGGTTTTACTATGTTTTTCTTCTTTTTAGTACCTTTTTTTTTAACCATTTATTTTTCACATCAAAAATAAATATTTTTATAATTTATATATATTATAACAGTTTTATTGAGTTTTTCAAGCCATTTTTTAAATTACCATTGAAAATGACTTTTTTATCTCTTTTAGCTCCCATATCATCCTAAATGCAAAATTATCTCCAAAATCAGGCGACCTACCTAACTTTTCTTTGACTTCCTTCTTAGAAATAATCCTTTTAGGTCAATCCTTATCTATATCAGCTTCAGTTATTACATCAAGCTCCTCAATTATAAACATCTTGATTTCAGCTATACTCATCTCACCTCAATAAACATGTATGTCGTCAAGATTAACTTTCATCTTTTCTAAGAAATCAGCTATTTTAAAATAAGCTTGAGTCTTTAAATTTTGATAGTTGTTCTTTTTACCTAATTTAGAATTAGCATCTTTCGGTTGTATAGGGCTAGAATTATTTATGAATCCTAAACATCATAAGTGATCTACTACTCAACCCCCTATACCATCTTCATCAATAACTATTCTCTTTCTACTTACTCAATGCTTCGCTGCTATGTCATCTATTTTTTCCTCAAGCGTTGTTGTTTCAGATTTGAAATATATATAGATAGATATTACAGTCCAATTCTCCCATAGGAATATAATAGCTTTATCTCTACCGTGTCTAGCCACATCACAAGTTATATACTTAGTTCAAGCTTCTGACAGCTTTCTTTCTTCAAACATATTAAGTATATCCTCATATTCGTATAGCCTTCATGGAGAAGCGTCATAATCGAAATTACCATATAACAATCTTTCTTTGGTTACCTTGTCTGCTTGTTTCAATGTCCTTATATATTTTTTAGGTAGGTATGGATTGTCTGTAGCTAAAGCCCTGATAAATTTAACATACGATTTTAGCTTTCATTCTTTCCATGGTTTATAATATGTACTATATACCCATCACTTATCTGGATTAAATGTATTTAAAATTCTACCAAGCAATCAATATGTTTCACGTTTACAATTAGGACACATATATTTATTTTTTTCTTCTATTTCATCTGACGCATCTTCTGGGTCAGGATTAATTACTTTATCAATATAAAGAAAATCCTTGTCCTTATTTATAGGTCAAGCACAATGACTACAAAATTGCTCAAGTTTAAATCTAACTCTAGTCTTAAGTATGCCTATTGCCCCTGGGTTTACCTCATTTGCTTCATCAATAAATCAACCAGTAAATTCCATAGATCAATACCTAGAATATAATGGGTCAGATGGCATATACGCAAGGTCTAGTAGCCAAATCGTGCTACCATTACTAAATGTAATCAAACCCTTTATATCATTATACCAAAAATCTTTTAAATCTTTCATTCACCTAATTTGTAGAACCTCGAATATTGTAAGCAATGTAGACATTTTTAATCTTTTAAGCTCTTCTCTTCATACGAATCGTCTAGTTCAAGGGTATCTCTGACACATCATATGTAATCGTTCAGCCCCTACCCTAGAATTATGAGTTACTATAAAATCGTTTGTTATATATAGTCAATTTGGATTAGATACAGTTATGCATCTTCAAGTAATGTTTTCATCTAATACCTCTACTTTAGTCACTGTTTTATTTATTTCTTTCGGTTTCAAGTTCTGTTGCTTCCTTGTCATTTTAAACAACATATCAGGGTCTCTATGTTTAATATACAAAGTATAAAATTTTTTACATTCATGAACTACTCAATCTTTTTTATATTTTCAAATTCTATCCGTTACCGTGACAACGGCTCATAACGAACGAAGAATAAACACCATATCGTCTGCTAGTTGTTCCGATGTTGTATAATAATAAGCGGCATATGCGTCCTTTCTTTTATATCAATCTGTATCCATAAGTCATCTTACTATTTCATATCTATCTTCAATAGAAGCATATTTATATGTTTCAGGTATAAATTTAGTATCTGAATATGTACCTAATAATTTATATAATTTTAATTTATTTTTTATATATATATTTTTTTCTCATTTAAACGAAATAGAAACACTTTCTCACTCTTTTCAAATAAGAGACACATCTTCTTTTCATATATATTTTAACCAATGCTCTTTATCTTCATTAGCACAAGTAATATTAATATTAGAGCTTTTCCATGTAATACATCAGTCTCATAATAATGCTCAAAGCAAATATGGGTCTAATTTGTTTTTTTCTTTGGATACTCTCTGTAGAGATACTTCTTTTGTCACTGGTATCAATGGACTATATCATCTATCAAGCCAATCTTTTAATCATTTAGTTTCTATAACTTCTGAACTTTCTACTCAAAACGTACGCTTCATTCATATCCACCTACTTTTTCTAGCTCTCCACGCCTGCCACAAATGTCATTCAGCGACGTCTGTAAATGTTCAATCAGAAAAAGACACCCTACACTTAGGTAAAACCATCTCTTCTGTAATAGCTACTATCTTTTGAAGAGTCCCATCAGGATTGCATACCTTATCTCACACATTTAAATCTATTCATTTCTTCCATCAGAATTGTGTAAGAATAACCCCATCATTAGCTAGAATTTTTCATCCTCAAGCCGCTCAACCATAGCCTAATTCAGCCGTAACATCATCAATAACTACAAATCAATTTTCATCTAATACCTCTTCGAATCTATATCAATTTTCAGTCTTTATTTCTCTAGTCAATGGAACAGCTCACAAAAATTGTAGAGCTTTATATTGTTTGTAACTTGGTTTGAAATCACTCATATTATTCTATCAAATAAATCAATCTTTAACTCTTACGTCAAATTTTCTTCTTCTACAACACATCCTTCAAATATAGTATACCAGACTAACTAATGTTCAGTCAGAAATCGAAACGGCTCTAATTTTAATATCGCTTCAGTTACGAACTACCTTGTAGTCTACATTTGGCTTATAACCTACGATGTTAATATCACTTGCGTTCCAAGGTATCATCTTTCTGATAGTAAAATAAAATTTCGTCTATTTTCTTTTGAGATAATTTTTCTCTGATGGGTGTTGCTTTTCTTGAGTCTTTTTTATATATTGTGATGATACACATATCTTTTGATATTATATAAACAGCTAGACTCGTAGAGAGATAATACATATCTCTTATTGTGTCTAGCTGTAAATTATTTATATTTTTAGTTATATCAAAACATACATCGCATTCTCTGACTCATTTAAAATGCAATCACAACCTAGACTTTGCGTGTTTTGTAAACCTTAATATCATTTATTTAGTTTCTTTAGTTTTCTTTTCTTCTTCCAATAATTTAGGAGAGAATTCTTCGAAAACCTCTAAGTCATCCCAGAATTTAGCCTTAAGATCTATAAGCATAGCTACAATCTCATTATAATGAGATATCTTTTTTTTGATTTGGGTCGCAAACGATTCAATTTCTGTATCGTATTGTTTAATTTGTGCTAAAAAATTAGTTAAAATCATACCAACTTCTACAAGACTTTCTGGAGATTTAGCAGTCAATAAATCTTCGCTAAAGTTTTTAGGGAATGTAACCGCATTCATTAATTCTTTTTTCTTTTCTACAGCTTTTGCAACTACAGCATCATAGTTTATAGTCATATTCTTTCTGTTAGTCTCTGCTGATACTTTTTGGTCTG